TGCCAGCACAGGAGAGTCAATTACAATGCCTTTCCAAGGAGTCATTTTACATTTGCCCTTGTGTCTGGTATCCTATGGTCGTGTTTATGACGAGGTAGAGATATGAGCAGGATTAAAGAAGAGATGCTGGGGTATGACTACGCTCAGAACGACTGGATAGAGCCACAGGCGCACGTTATGGTGGACGAGCTGGTAGAGTATCAGGTATACTGCATGACGCTCTCAGAGCTAACCCAGAGGGTCACAAAACAGATGCGAGACGAGTACTACAGCAACCCTTATGACGATATGACTAGACAATACAGAGAGGTATTCCCAAGTGAGTAGATGCAAAGCGTGTGACGTTATTTTAAACGAGCAGGAGTTAAAGAAGATTGACAGAGATACAGGGCTACACCTTGACCTCTGTGGTGTCTGTCTGTCGCATAGTGACGAGGCTATGCACGACAGTTATAATGAATTAACAGAAAAAGAGATTGACAGCCTGTTGACTACCTGATATAATACTCTGGTAGTAAAGGGAAAATTTAATATTAATCATTAAAGTATTAACCAAAACGATCCTTATGGGTCATAACAAGAGGTAGTAAACATGGCAGTATTAGAAGGCTTAGTAGCATTTGAGAACCTTGACGAGCATGAGATGTATCAGGGTCAATCCACTGGTAAATTCTCGCTAGTCCTTAGCTTGGATGAACCAACGGCTGGCACATTGGCAGAGGCTGGTGTCAAGCTCCGCGAGTACGAGGGTGTCAAACAGCGCAAGTTTAGCACCAAGTATGATGTGCCTGTGATGGATGCAGAGGGTAACGCATTCAAGGGTCGCATTGGTCGCGGGTCTAAGGTGCGTATCATGTACGCAGAAGGCCAACCTCACCCTGTACACGGCACCAGCACGTACCTTAACAAGATCAAGGTGCTTGAGGTAGCAGAGCAGGAAGGTGGAGAGGACTTCTAGTGGCGGTAGAGTCAACATTCGTTCAGCATGAGCCATGCCCTAAGTGTGGCTCCTCTGACAATCTGGCTCGTTATAGTGATGGTCATGCAGTCTGCTTCTCTGGGGGCTGCAACTATTATGAACACGGCAACGGCCAGATAGGTCAAATAACTCAACGCAAACCAACGAGGTCATTAGAGATGACAGGTGTAGTAGCGGCAATCCCTGACAGGCGTATCTCTGTATCAACGTGCCATAGGTACGGTGTGACGGTGGAGTACGGCACGGACGGACAAATTGTCAAGCATCATTACCCGTACCACAACAAGGACACAGGTGCGGTGACAGGAACAAAGGTTAGGATGACCGAAAACAAATCATTCTATGCAACGGGGGAGTTTAATGACACGGGTCTCTTCGGCCAACAGGCGTTCAAGAGTGGCGGCAAATACATCACGATCACGGAAGGCGAGGCTGACGCACTGGCAGTCAACGAGATGTTTGACGGAAAGTGGCCGGTCGTCTCCATTAGATCAGGTGCAGCCGGAGCAGCCAAAGACATCAAAGCAAACCTAGAGTGGTTAGAGACTTTTGACAACGTGGTGATCTGCTTCGACAGCGACAAGGCAGGACAGGAGGCAGCCAAGTCGGTGCTTGATCTGTTCACACCTAACAAGGCCAAGAATGTTACACTGCCATCCAAGGACGCAGGCGACATGCTACGGGCCAATCAGGTTAAGGCTTTTGTCAGCGAGTGGTGGAACGCTAAGGCTTACAGACCTGACGGTATCGTGGCAGGTGATGAGACATGGGACATGATTGTAAAGCAGTCAGATGTCAAGTCCATTCCCTACCCTTGGGAGTGCCTCAACGAGATGACCCACGGGTTCCGGAGGCAGGAGCTAGTGACCATCACATCAGGCTCAGGCATGGGCAAGTCACAGATTGTCAGGGAGCTGGAGCATTACCTACTGGGTGCTACGGAAGACAACATTGGTATCCTTGCACTGGAGGAGGACATCCCCAAGACAGCTCTGGGTGTCATGTCCATTGAGGCCAACAAGCAGTTGCACTTGGACAAGACAGTGACTCAGGAAGAGAAGCGTGGCTACTGGGACAGGACGCTAGGCTCAGGACGTATGTTTATGTTTGACCACTGGGGCAGTACCAGTGAGGACAACCTACTGGGGCGCATACGCTACATGGCTAAGGGTCTGGACTGCAAGTGGATCATACTAGATCACCTCAGCATCGTGGTCAGCGATCAGGACACAGGTGACGAGCGTAAAGCTATCGACAGTATAATGACCAACCTCCGAAAGCTGGTGCAGGAGACAGGTGTAGGGCTATTCCTAGTATCACACCTTCGCAGACCCAGCGGTGCCAAGGCACACGAGGACGGTGGTAAGATTAGCTTGGGTGAGCTACGTGGTTCAGCAGCCATCGCCCAGCTCAGTGATATTGTCATTGGCTTGGAACGTGACCAGCAACACGCTGACCCAGAGATACGCAACACTACCACAGTGCGTGTATTGAAGAATAGATTTGTAGGACTGACTGGCCCAGCATGTTACCTGTACTATGACAAGGAGTCTGGTCGCATGATTGAGACGAGCTGTCCTACAGGAGATGACGCGGAGTTCTAATGCAGATTGTATTCGACATAGAAGCTAACGGTTTAAAACCTACAAAGGTCTGGGTGATTGTAGTCAAGGAACTGGACACCAGTGAGACGCATACGTTCTCAGGTGACACGTTACTGGCATTCAACGATTACATAGCAGGACTTGGAGAGTGTGAGATCATAGGTCACAACATCATTGACTATGACATACCTGTCCTTGAGAAGCTACTAGGTACAGACTTTAGCAAGTGTAAGGTTACTGACACATTAGTCATGTCGAGACTGGCGAACCCTTCACGAGAGGGAGGTCACTCTCTACGTAACTGGGGTGACAGGCTTAATCAATCTAAGGGAGACCATGATGATTGGGATAATTATTCACAGGATATGGTGGACTACTGTGAGCAAGACGTTAATGTTAATGTGCTGGTGTACAAGAGATTACTTCTTGACCTTGCAGATTTTGGAGCTGAAAGCATTAGCCTTGAACACCAAGTACAAAGCATTATATCAACTCAAATTAAAACAGGCTGGCTCTTAGATCAAGAGAAAGCATTTGGATTACTAGCAGAACTAAAGGAGAAGAAGAATGACCTTGAAGACAAAGTGCATGAGACTTTCAAACCGCTACCGACATTTGTCAAAGAGATTACACCCAAGATTAAGAAAGATGGTACGTACTCAGTTGTTGGGCTTAAATTCTTAGGCGAACAGTGGACTACCGCAGTCGCCTCCTTCAGCCGTATTGACTACCCAGAGTTTAACTTGGGTTCACGACAGCAGATAGGTAGATACCTCCAGCACTTTGGCTGGAAGCCTAAGCAGTTTACTGAGACAGGACAGGCCATCGTAGACGAGGCAGTGCTGAGTACAGTGACAGGAATACCACAGGCTTCCCTGATAGGTGAGTACCTGATGATACAGAAGCGTGTAGCACAGGTGCAGAGTTGGATAGAGGCAGTCGAGGATGACGGTAGAGTACACGGGTACGTCAACTCCAACGGAGCAGTGACAGGACGCATGACCCACTCCAGTCCTAACATGGGGCAGGTTCCGGCAGTCTACTCACCCTACGGCAAGCAGTGTCGTGATGTGTGGACAGTGAAGGAAGGGTACAAGCTAGTTGGTATGGATGCCAGCGGTCTTGAGCTACGGATGTTAGCGCACTACATGAATGATGAGGACTACACAAATGAAATACTCAACGGAGATATACACACGGCAAACCAGTTGGCTGCGGGCCTTGAAACTAGAGATCAAGCTAAGACTTTCATCTACGCTTTCCTGTATGGGGCCGGAGATGCCAAGGTCGGAAGTATCGTTGGTGGAACTAGAAAAGACGGTCAAAGACTTAAGGAAAAGTTCCTCGCAAATACGCCAGCTCTTGGAGAGTTACGAACACGAGTTGGAATGGCGGCTACAAGAGGCTATGTTTATGGCTTGGATAGGAGACGGATCGCCATACGATCAGAACACGCTGCATTGAATAGCTTACTCCAGTCAGCAGGGGCAATCGTTATGAAGAAAGCCTTGTGTTTACTGCACGAGTATGCTATACTATGGGGTATAGACTTTAATATACTAGGGAATATACATGATGAAATCCAGACAGAAGTCAGACAGGAGAAGGCTGAGGTTTTCGGAAGACTCGCAACAAGCTGCGTGGAAGCTGCCGGACTCCACTACAAACTCAACTGCCCTCTCGCAGGAGATTACAAAGTCGGAACCAGTTGGGCAGATACCCATTGATTTCTTACCACCTAATCCAATGGGTAATAAAATAAGAAAGCCTGACAGGTACAAGTTTGAAGAAGGAGAGTGGTGGTATTACTATCCAGAGAGCGGTACTAGCATTCAATCAGGCAATCATATTAAAGAAAGAGCAAGTACTTTAAGACGTAAGTTAGATAAGATTAATATAGAAAAGAAAAAACACATGTATGTAAACGGTCAGAGGATTCCTAACACGCATCCGCTGTACAAAGCAGGACGTTACAAAGGGTTTGAGGATGCAGCCTTCAGTTCCTTAGAGAACTACAAGACTAACCCAGAGGGTCAGGTGTACATTATTACTAACCCTGCGTGGGAAGGTTGGGTCAAGGTAGGGATGGCGGTAGATGCAGAGGACAGAGCTAATGGTTATCAGACAAGCTCACCTTACAGGGACTACGTGCTGACCTATGTGGTGGACACAAAAGACCGTAGAGCTACAGAAGCAGAGACCCACGCTAGACTAGGTGAGTTGTTTGAACAGCGTAACGAGTGGTTCAAGTGTGATGTAGAGATGGCTAAACGTATTATAGATGGTGTAACAGGAGAGTACGATGAAGTGTGTTGAAGATGTAGTACAGGACATCTACGCACTGATGGAAAGCAAGGACGCTGACCCATCTGTAGACGTGGAGGCGGAGATAGACAAGTTTGGTGAGAGCGTCAAGGAACTGATGCGTACTGAGTTTGGTCGGAAGAAGCGAGAGGATAACCGCAAGCTACGCTTGTCGAACATTGGCCGCACCGACCGCTACCTCTGGAATCACTTCAACGGTACGGAAGGTGAGGAACTACAGCCCCATACCTACGTCAAGTTTATGTATGGTCACTTGATTGAAGAGATGTTGCTGTTCCTCACTCGCATGGCTGGACATAGTGTTACTGATGAGCAGAAGGTATGTAAAGTTGAAGGCATCGTGGGTCACATGGACTGCAAGATTGATGGTGTTGTTACTGATGTTAAGTCAGCAAGCAGCTTTGGGTTCAATAAGTTTAAGGATGGTACACTGGTCAACGATGATTCCTTCGGTTACATTGATCAGATCAAAGCCTATGCTCACGCCTGTGGTGA